GCTCATGTCGTAGCCGTTCTTGCCCAGTGTTTTCTTAAGGGTCTTTTCCACGTTTCCCATCTGAGCTGCAAAGTTCTGGATATTCGCCCTTACGAATACCGTCATTGTTTTACTTGCTACTGACATCTGACCCGCCTCCTTTGAGTTTTGTCTTCAGAAAATGTAATTCATCTTCCAGTTCGTCTTTCGTCTTTTCCTTCTTTGGCTTCTCCTTCTCAGGCCCAAAGCCTATAAGGTCCTGCAATGAAACCGCCTTCTTTAAGTTACAGCCGCAGGCGTTGATAAGAGCGACAAGCATCTGGGCCTGTAAGATATATTCAGACTTCTGCTTCTCAGCTTTTTTCTGAAAGGCGCATCTTAATTCCGCGACTGTATACTTTCCTGTTTCCCAGGGCCTAAGTCCCAGTTCCACAAGGGCAGCAGGCTCTATTTCTTTTCTGTATTCACTGCAGGACCAGGCGGGTTTCCCTCGCTATTATCCTCGTCCTTGTCTTCTTTAAAAATCCCCGCCTCAACCAAGGCCTTGTTAATCTTTAAGGAAAGCTCCTGTAAAGAACCACCTCCTTCTATGTACTCCTGCATCATGAGGCCTGTACGGTCTAGGGTAAGGCCCTTAATCCTGTGCTTTAGCCCGCCCCACAGCATGGCACGGATTAGGGAAAAGCCAAAGAAGGCAGGATTCGCCAGCATGGTTAAAAGGCTCCTGCCCCCGAAAACAGTCTCAATATCTGTTACTGCGTTTATGTCATAACGGAGAGGCCTTTCCTCCCCGCCCAATGTGATATAAATAGTTTTCATCTAGTATTTCCTCCTATGCCGTTTCCTTAACAGGCTTGCCTATGCCGGATAATGTGAGTGTATATGTTGCCACGTCATTATGGGGAGAAGATTCGCTTAAATCTGTGATGGTTGCTTTCCCCGACCAGGCAGAGCCGTCTTTTCTGGAATACTTAACCATTACATAGGTTCTGTTCATATAGCATTCGTCAAGCTTGGCATAGGCCGCATCATTTTCCAAGATTAACGCGTCTGCCTCAATGCCCCAGCTCCTAAGGCCCGGAATAGTATCTTTCCACCCCTCGCTTGTTTTGGAGCTGGCATCTATCTCGTCAGCCTGTCTTTTAAAAGTGGCGCTTCTCTGTCCTCCCAGTACCTGATAACTTGGTTCAGTGTCTGTGCCCGTGTTCACGGAAATCAAAAAATCTACGCCATCTACCGGTGTTCCGCTCATTGTCATTCCTCCTTGAAAATTAATAGTCTAATATTAAAAACACACTCCCTGTAGTCTTCTAACCTGTCTACAGAGCCTTCCTCAATGCTTTGCTTTATTACCTTCATGCCTTCCGGCAAAACTAGCTTATCCTTAAAAAGTTCGTATAGCTCATCCGCTATAAGGTTTACTTCCTTATCCCCTTTGTAGTCCGAATAAACCAGCACCTCGCAGGATACTTCATACCCCTTGCTGGTCTTGGTGTCCCAGGGCAGGCTTGTTGTTTCGCCCAGCGCTATGTACGGTCTTTTCTTATTGGGCATTACACTGTCATACACGGGGCATGCCGTTATAAGTTTTAACCTCGCGAACAATGTTCTGTTAATATCCTGCAGGTTCATTTGTCATCCACCACATCCTTAATGGCCTCTATAAGCTCCTTCTGCACTCTCGGCAGGACTTCTTCCCTTGCCTTGTCCATGAACTTCTTAGCCTTGATGCCCCGCTTTGTACCGTACTCATGAAAGTGAGCCAGGTAGGAATAAGCCTTGGTCATATAGCCATCACCTGTCTTGCACTTTTTGATACGGATGCTCTTCCTGAGTTTGCCCGTCTCTTTGGGTGCCCGTTTCCTACCTAGCGTCCTTACCTCCTGGGCGCCGCTTTTACAGATCTCCATGACCTTGTCAGAAGATTTCAGCTTTGCCATCTGAAAGAAAGACAGAGTCCTTTCGTAGCCTTCGATTTTTATTTCTGAATAGCTCACTTGTCTGCCTCCCTTACCAAGATTTTTAAATACCTGTGCTTTTCCATGATGTCTATAGCCGTGGCTATCTGCTCAAACACCCTGTCGCCAAAAACAATCCGGTCCGTATATAGAGTGTCCCGCCTAAACCGGATGGTTATCTCAAAATCGGCAAAAGATACTTCTTCTTCTGCCTCCCATTCCTTTTTAGCCGTCTTGTTCACGACTTTGGCCCAGACCGAGGCGTATGTCTCATACTTTTCCTCATAGCCTCCGGACTCATCGTCCTCTTTTATTAAGTGCTTAAGTTCAATCCTGCTGTTTAACTGTCCTGGGTTCATTCCTACCACCCGACTTTCCTGTATGGCCTTAAGAGAGTAAGTACCGCATCCGGGATATCCTCACCGCTTCGTTCCTCATAGAAATGCTCCGTCACGAGGATAATGGCAAGCCGTATGGACGGCTCCATTGTTTCTGCTGTTACTTCCCACTTTAAGACATTATTCACGTACTGCTGAGCCAAAAGAATAAGGGAGGAGATGAGACCGTCCTCCCCATCCCCGTCAACCCTTATGTACTCCTTTGCTTCAGCTACTGTTACCAATAGCTCAGCCATTTTATTCCTCCTTAAGCTTCATAATCTTAACGGCTTCGGGAAGTACTAACTTGCCATCCACACGTTCCTTAGCCACGTAGGCAATCATGCCGTTACCGGCAAACAATTCACGTAATTCGGAGATAGAACGGGTTCCTCTGTCACCGATGTTGTAGTAGCTATAGTCACCGAAAGCAATGGCCTTTTCAGGAGCGAAAGCAGAGGTATTTACAGGATAGCCCAAAATCTTGTCAGGCTCTCCTGCCTGATAGGAAGGCTGCCACATGTATGCTCCGTTATTGTCCTTCAGCTTACGTACAGTAGCTAAAATCTGGTCATTCAAGATAAAGGACGCAGTCTTTCTGTAGGGACGCTTTAAGGCATATACCAGGTCAAGCAAGTCATCGGATTTAATGGCTGCGGTCAAGGTAGCTGCCACATCTCCACCTCCTGTTGCTGCGAAGAGTCCCAACGGTTTACCTGTGCCATCACCGTTTAAGAAAGCATCTTCTTCTGCATTGGCCAGAGCCTTACCAAATTCGGTAATGATATAGTTGTCAAGATTGAAGGCATTGTCGTATAACAATTCCTCAGTAATCTTAATGGCTACATGGAGCTTATGGGCATCCAGTAAAATCTGACTGAATGTAGCAGTTCCGAAAGATAAGGCGCCGCCTTCTTCAATCCATGCTGCGGCAGGTTTGGTAGCAGCGATGTTAATCTTATGCTCACCGCTAGTAGTCAGACTGTGGCCTAATTTACGCATGATGTTCTCTTCGTTCAGGATGTCGATAATACGCTTGTCGTATTCCTCAGGAACCAAGTAACCACCATCTGCATCCACGCCTTCCTGCAAAAGATTGCTGACCTGCTTAAAGTTTGTACGCATGGCTTTTAACAAGTCATGAGCGTAACCTTTTCTTGTTCTGGCAGGCTTCATCTTTTCATCATCTTCCCCTTGTCCGGGTTTGCCGGTGATAGGACTGTTGATGGGTTTAGCCAATTCCTTATCCAATGCTTCCTGTCTTTCCATCCGCTGAATTTCCTTGCCTAAGTCATCGATGTCTTTCATCATACGGCCATAGGTGGCATCATCCTCAGCAGTAAGTGTGCCTTTTTCTGTTCTATGGGATTCCAAGAATGCCTTGGTGGCTTCCCACGCTTTTGCTCTTTTTTCTCTCAATTCAATAATGTTCATAGTTTAATTCCTCCTCAAATGTGATGTTTCAGTTTATTAAGTTCAGCTAGGCAGTCATCTACCGAGCGTTCCTTTGGTTTGGGTGCCTCGATATGGCACATTTTCGCAATCTTATTTTTAAGATTGTTCATTAGCACTGTTTTAGAAAACAGCATAGAAATCTGAGGCGGTTCATACCCGTCATCATAATTTCGTTTCATCATTTCGTCTGCAAAGCCAAGTTCCAAAGCTCTGTTCACATTCATGAGGTACTCATCATCCATGAGATGTGCAAGCTTTGTTCTAGACAATCCCGTCTTAATTTCGTAGGCATTGATAATGCTTTCTTTTACTTCGTTTAACATATCTATGGCCTTCTGGAATTCCGCGCTATTCCCCATAGCGACAGTAGAAGGATTGTGAATCATCATTAATGACACTGGTGACATCAGCACCTTATTTCCAGCCATAGCAATAACGGAAGCCGCGCTTGCAGCAATGCCGTCAATCTTTACTGTGACCTTCCCTTTATATTCCATAAGCATATTGTAGATTTGGGCTGCAGCTACACAGTCACCGCCGGGAGAATTAATCCAGATGGTAATGTCACCCTCTTCTGCCATAAGCTCATCCCTGAAGATTTTAGGTGTTACTTCATCGTCACACCAACTTTCCTCTGCAATAATGCCGTTCAAAAATAAAATCCGTTCTTGGACTTCATCTTTTACCATTTTATTTTTCCAACTCCAAAATTTATTCATTGGTTCCTCCTTTAATTGCGTCTTTAATCTGAATCATGTTCCCATTAACGAGATACAGGTTTCCGCCCTCTTCCTCAGGTATCTGGTCTAGGTTCTCCAGTTCCCTGATGTCATTGGCGCTCATCCACCCGTTCTGCCTTGCCACGGCATAGCCGCTCATACGACTCTGGTAATCTCCCCTGAGCAGACCATCCACATTGAACTTAATGAAATATGACTTCTTCGCTTCTGGAGTCAGAAGGCTCCGCACCATGGATTGTTCCCAACGGACTAGCCAAGGCTCCAATGTGTACTTCACAAATTCCAGAGATTGCTGTTCTATATTAGAAAAGCTCGATTTCTCAAGGTCTCCCACCATATGGGGAGGAACCCGGAAAATTCGAGCTATCTCGTTAATCTGAAATTTTCTTGTTTCTAAAAACTGTGCCTGTTCAGGTGAAATACCTATGGGAGTATATTTCATTCCTTCTTCCAGCACCGCTATCTTGTGGGAATTGCCGCTACCCTGGTATACAGAGTTCCAGCTTTCCCTTACCCGTTCAGGGTCCTTTACTATGCCGGGATGCTCTAAGACACCGCCGGGAGCTGCACCGTTAGCAAAGAACTTGGCTCCGTACTCCTCACAGGCTATGGCCATG